AACTCAATCAATATTATGCTACATCATTGCCGGGTGGTGTGTACAAGGAAACAGTTAAGTTGCCGACTACAGACTATCCAGATAATAGACGAGCGTTGAGAAACTTAGCATCAGATGCTAATCACAGAACTATGGTTCGCTCACAGTATGAACAATAATGGAGTAAACAAATGTTCAGAACTATTTTAACCCTTGGAGCAATTGGACTTGCTACTACTAGTGCTTGGGCGACTGAGATTTCTGGTAGCGTATCGTCTAAGTGTTCCGTTTTCACAGCTACTGCTGGTGTCTATGGTAACCCAACAGCAGATGAGTTGAGTACTAAATCTGCAGATGGTGGTATTGACGCGATGGTACGTTACGACGTTACTCTTGCAGATGCTTATACAGCTAAGATTGGTTGGCCAACTGAGTTTACAACCTCACCCAACTTAACTGATGCTGTAAATTGGGATGGTGAAACAACATATTCATCTGGTACAGTTACAGCTATGTCAGGCTATGAAGCTGCAAAAACTGAATACAATGAGTGGACAGAATTTGCACTATCACAAGCCGGAAGCACATGGTTTAAAATTGAATCAGAAGTAACATATGGTGAAGGTAAACCGTTTCCAGGCGGCGAGTATAAGGCTATGGTTACAGCTACGTGTGTTGCCGATTAATTTAACGGAGACGCACAATGTGGAAATCATTTATGGCTGCAGTATTATTAGCAAGTAGTACTGCAGCACATGAACTGACACCTACATATCCTAAGTTTAAACCACATATTGTTGATGGCGTTTACTATACAAAATTACATATGTGGAATAGGAGAGAGGATGTAAAATATTATGAGATATCTGTACATGATGCAGAATGGAATAAGATACCATTTCATTCTACAAAAAAAATAATGAAGTTAGATCATCTTGAGCATGCAGATTTTGAAGTAAATATTAGGAAAAGCGACCTTGAACGAATAGAATTTATTTGCACAACATCAAAGCATTTAAAGTCTGATACGACAGGTACAGGAGTTAGATCGAGGATTTGCTCTAGAATAAAGTGAGATTATAATGCGATATATTATTTTGGTTATTTGTATGATGTGGAGTTATGCTTATGCAGATTCTATTAATCTACAATTACCGAGTGCGCCTGGTAGTTATCAATCTGATACATTCAAATCAGGCCAAATGAATTGTTCTAATGCTATTGGTTCAGCTACTACGTTAGAATTTGGTGTAACCGGTTTGATAGATGGAGGTAGATATGATCCATTTAACAATTGGATAGATGACAAAGATGTAGGTAGCATTGGTGTTTATAGTAGGATTACGATACCACTTGGCGCTAAACCAAAGAAAAGAATAGATTGTAATAGATTATTTGAATTAGAATTACAAAAGAAATCGCTTGAGTTGGAACAACTAAGAAAAGAGATTGAGTCACTTAAAGCATTACAATTTGAGGAATAAATATGCCAGAAGTAGAATTTGGAGGAGTTAAATTTAAAGGCGGCAAAATGGTAGCCGTGCTTACAGCTCTTTCCACTTTAGGTGGCGCTATGTGGGGAGGTTTCGAATTCTATAAAGACTATATGGATATGAAAGAGATTGTTCAGAATGTCGATGTAGATGAAATAGCAGCTGCCAACGAATTGCAACTACAGAAACTAGATGATGCCATAACATATACGACGGAGATTAGACAAGACTTAGCCAATGATGTTGCACGGCTTGAAGGACAAATAGTAATTTTAGAAGGACAAGTGCAAAGAGCAGAAGCTACAGTACGTAAACTGCGTAATGATGTATATGCAAAACTTGATACATTTGAAGAGAGATTTAGATTAACTCTGAAAGACAATCAAGACACAATGGCAGATCTAAGAGATAAGATTAGTACAAACCTTGAGGAATCAGAAGCACGGATTAAAGCCACACAGGCCAGTATAGGTAATACATTAGAATCTATACGAAACGATATGAATGAACAGCAAAAAGATGTTACCGCATCTATACGTGAGATAGAAGCTAGTGCAAGAATACTAGATAAAGATATAAGAAACGATATGAAGGCATTAGATAAAGAAATTTTTGAAAGATTACAAGAAGCATTAGACAATCCATTATCAAATTAGGAAATTGAAATGAAACTTATTTATATTATACCATTTATTATGACAACATACGTATCAGCAGAATGCATGGCTGACTACAAACAAGAAAATTTTGATACATACAACTGGAGTAAAGCTTCAGCTTGTTTAGCAAAGGAAAGAAAAGTTAAAAGAGATTTAGAACTAGCATCGCTAAGAGAATTTTTAAAAGAAAATCCTCGTTACAGATTTCCTGGACAATCTTTAAATAAATGTTTTGGAAAAGCTAGAGAAAACCACATCACATCTGTTGAATATAAGCCAGATTCAACTGTGTTTTATTTTAAAAAGCAAATCAATACATGCTTAGATGTGGAGAACTAAATGATAGGAAGATGGGATATAAAGCTATCAGCAATACTTGCATTAATGTTCATGTGTTTTGTGTATTACATTTTACTGACTGATGGGTGGGAAAAGCGAATACAATTTATAAGAGACATATCAAATGTTGAGGGAGGACCATGATAGAAAAATGCAACCAAATGGCAAAGATGGCAGAGATTGCTTATCTTGACGGAGAAGAAGCTAAAGCCAGGTATAAAGACTTAGGTTACAGCTATCATAAATTTATAGAAAAGGATGGCGCTCAGTGCCATGTAGTCTGGAATAAAAATGAAATATCAGTGTGCTTTAGAGGTACAGAACCAGATGAATTTTCAGATATTAAAGCAGATTTAAACGCACTTCCAGATCGAGCGCATAACGGTCATGGATTTGTACACAACGGATTCCAAGAAGAACTTAATAAAGTATGGGGAATCGTAGTAAATGTTTTAGATAAACACAAGACAGATAGAAAAGTTTATATTACAGGACACTCCTTAGGTGGAGCGATGGCAACTCTTGCAGCAAGTAGATGTAAACCGGATGCGTTATATACATATGGTTCACCTAGAGCTGGCACAAGAAAATTTGTAAAATCTTTTAACACACCACACTATAGGCATGTAAATAATAATGATATAGTTCCTAAAGTACCTTTTGCTTTCTTAGGCTATAAGCACCACGGAACACTTAGATATATAAATTATTATGGAAACATTAGAAAACTTACATATTGGCAAAGACTTAAAGATCAGTGGAGAGGCAGAAAGCAAGCTTGGAAAAAGAAAGTTCCTTTTGACGGCGCCTATGATCATGGCATGGCCTATTATGTAAAATACACGGAGAAAAATGATGGCTGATAATGATAAATTACCTAATGACATGCCTGAAGGAAAATTCGAAGTAGCTATTAGAATACTTGGAAACGAGCTAATAGCTATGAAAATGATAGTTGATGATTTTAAAATGAAATGGGTTGTGATTGGATTGATAGCTATGGTAGCTATTTTGTGGGGAGCTTCAGAGTTTGGCCCTGCAATAGTAAATACTTTTGGAGTAGGTTAAATGGATATGTTTGCAAGAATGTTTGATGACACTTTGTGGATATACACCGCAATCGCTGGCTCAGTAGCCGGCGCAGCATTTTTGGCATACTTCAAAGAAACTAAAGCGGGCCTATGGGCTTACGCAAAATTAGATTTGACCCTTGATTATTTAATAGAAAGATTCGGGTGGACTTGGTTAGAACAACCCGAAGATGCATGGCGAAAAAAATACCCAAAAATAACTAAAAAAATCGATGAGCTTGAAAGCAGAATCGAACAGTTAGAAAAACGTTTTCGTTTAAAAAAGAAATAAAGGAATAGGGAAAATGAAAAAACTCATGACATTAGTAGTTGTATTAATACTTGCCGGAGCAGGTTGGTATGGCTACCACAATGTTTGGCCTCATACAGCAACAGAAGCTGCTGAATGATAACAACAATAGAACACTACATAGAAATACACAAGCATCACGAACAGCACAGAATATCTACAAATCAACGAAACAAATTCTGGGAGGAATTAAAAGATGAACTGGATAAAAGACAGGTTGAAAGAGAGAACGACTCTTGATGGCGCCGCACTAATGGCAATGGGAGTCATGGTTCTTTTTATGCAACCATTCGCAAAAATTGCTGCTGGGGTAGCAATAGTTTACGGAGCTTGGACACTTTATAAGAAAGGTTAATTTTGTCATTTTTAGTTAATAATTTACCCCCCGTCCATGTCTACGTTCGCAAAGAGTACTTATACGATTTAGAACGTGGGCATGGCGAATTTACGCCTGGGATTTGGATAAGCGTAAAGAGCACAATGTATAAAGCATTGTATTTCGAAACATTGCTAACTGATTACGGAGCACTTTATGATAAACTTCCTATCTCAGCATTTGTGTGGAAAACGGATCATGGTGATCTTTTACCTTTGGATGTTCTTCAGCTTTGGGATTGCTTTGATTATGATCTTACAGTTATCACAAAGCCAATTTTGTCCAGGTGTGAGTTCTTCGGTAAAGACAAAAGGATGCACGGTGGTGAATATGAATTTACAATCGACAACTGCCACCGTGATCATTCCGTCCTTGATACCAATTTCAGTGAGCACGATCCCGAACACAAGTCCTTCAACATCATCAGATTAGATAACGGTCAGTTCGCCGCTCAGCCAAATAACAGAATTATTTGGAGAGATAGCTCACTTACACCAGACAAACTCTTAAGACCAGATTTCAAAGTGTGTACACAGAACTATGCAGTTGAAACAGAACCAAAATGGTCAGTCGGTCATACTGATGAGTGGCAGTATAAAACAAAAGAAGAAGAAGCAGAAAAATTTTAATTGTTAGCGATAACAAAAATTGCCTTTTAACATATATAAAATATAGCAGTTAAAAGGAGGTTGTTTATGTGTTCACCGTTCGTTCGTAAAGAAGCAAATAGATTGTACTGGATGGTCAAAGGTACTTTAATGAACCCCAACGCTTCAGACGAAGAGACCGAAAAAACATATGAATCATACCTAAAAAGAATGTGGGGCAATAATGAAAGAGCAGTTTACGGATTAGTCGGATTTGAAGCTGCGTGGAAAAAACGTCAAGCCGAAAAAGGCTGGTAAAAAAAATGCAAAAAAAATGAAAAAAATGCATTTTAGGGGTTTACTTTTAGTTTGAACTGTGGTAGTATATACTTATAAAATGAATGAATGGAGATTATATTATGTCACATGAAGTAGAAACAATGGCTTACGCTGGAGAGTTACCTTGGCACGGACTCGGTGAAAAAGTTAGTAATGATCTAACACCTGTACAAATGATGGAAAAAGCTAGAGTAGACTGGACAGTCGAAAAGCAAGACATCTTCACCGCTAATGGTGTAAAACTTCCACAAAAACAAGCATTAGTACGAACATCAGATGATACAATTCTTGATGTAGTAGGTACTGATTGGAATCCTTTACAAAACGAAGATGCTTTCAATTTTTTCGCAGAGTATGTTGCTGCTGGTGATATGGAAATGCACACAGCAGGATCTCTTCAAGACGGTCGAATGGTTTGGGCTCTTGCAAAAGTAAAAGAGTCATTTGATCTTTTTGGTGGAGACCAAGTGGACTCATACTTCTTATTTTCTAATCCTCATAAGTATGGTAAGTCAATTGATGTTCGTTTTACACCTATTCGTGTTGTATGTAAGAATACTCTTGCAATGAGTCTTCAAGCTACAGGCGATCGTTCAGTTAAAGTTGGACACAGGTCTGAGTTTGATGCTGAACAAGTAAAAGAGGATCTGGGTCTAGCTACTGAAAAATTTGCTAAGTACAAAGAAATGGCTCAGTTCTTAGGCAGCCGACGTTTTACTGCTGAATCAATTGTTCAGTACTACAACGAAGTATTCCCTAACACTTCTCGTAAAAATACTGATAAAAAAGTATCAACTGTTGAAGATCTAAGCAGAGCTGCTAAGATGTGCTATGAAGCTTTAGAAGTTCAGCCTGGTGCTGAATATGCTCCTGGTACATGGTGGCAGGCTTTCAACTCTGTAACTTTTCACACTGATCACGTTCAAGGTCGAAGTGGTGAAACACGTTTAGCGAGTCAGTGGTTCGGTGGAAATCAGCTACGCAAAATTAAAGCAGCTGAAAAAGCGGTTGAGTATGCCGCAGCCGCTTAATCGCATATTGTTAAGAGGTGAGTATGTTTAATTTATACTCACCACTTAATAATGATGGTTGGCTTGACAAATCTCAATTTATTAGAACAGTTGTAGATCCTTATTCAGAAATAACTGGAAAACGCTATTACAATCATAAACAAATTTATGATAAAGTTGATAGCAAACAAAATAACATCATAATGCTAAGAGTTGATCCTGAATTGATGATATTCGGAGGAGACTTTAAGTATTATGATGTTGTTTCTTGGGCTAAAGATAACGACATAAAAGTTTACTTAGATTATTCTTGGGAAAGCGTGGACATTAACTCTACAGAAAACAAGTATTTGTTTCATAACAATCACAGACAATACATAGAAGATAATGACATAAAAATAATTTCACAGTGTTGGAACGGATGTAAGTATTCAGGATATGATTCTTCTATAGAAGATCGCATAATAAATTTTAGCACATTTGAATTTAACATAAGATTAGCTTATGAATTGCACAATAAACATTTTAATTTTATGTCATCTCCTACTAATGAAAAGAAATATTTTGTAAACTACATACCAGGTGATATTAGAAAACATTTCTCTTCATTAGTTTTATATTTTTTATTAGAAAATTTTAAAGAAGAAGAAATTTTTTATTCTACTATAATAGGTGATTATTTTATAGAAGATAATATGAGTTGGGAAAAATCTTTTATAGACAGACTTATAAAAAATATTTCTAGAAAAAATCAAAAAGTAGCAGATACATTTAAAAATGCAGCAGAATCAATAAGTAAGCTACATGTTCATAAGCCTTTCGAAGAAAAATACAATGTAAAATATGATGGTGTTATAAACCAAATGCAAGAGAGGGCAATTCCACCTGGAATATATGAAAGTAAGTTTAGTTTGATACAAGAAGTTGCTTGGGACAATTATTTTTACACAGAAAAAACTTTTAAACATGTAATTGCTGAACAACCTTTTTTAATATTAAGTGGTCCTGGAGTTAATAGAGGAATGAAAGAATTAGATTACGAAATATTTGAAGAAGTATTCAATTACACGTATGATTCTATAGTGTGGACCGATAGATCGGACTGGGGTAATAAAAGTAATTGTTTTTTAGGTGTTATAGATAATATACAAAAGTTAAAAGAGAATAGTAACTTACTCTCTTTACCATCTGTTAAAGAAAAAACAACGTATAACAGACATAACTTGTTAAGAAGAACTAATATAGATATGTTTGAAAAAGAATTAGAAAGAATAGTATTATGAATATTGGATTTATTGGATTAGGTAAACTTGGCGCGCCTGTTGTAGAAGCAATAGAAGAAGCCGGACATAATGTACTAGGTTATGACGTAAATGGATTTGGCGTAAGTTCAATTAAAGAATGTGTAGAAGATAGAGAAATTGTTTTTATAGCTGTACCTACACCACACGACCCATTGTATGATGGAAAATATGTTTGTAGTGACTTAGATCCAAAGAACTTTGACTACACAATAGTTCAAGAAGTTCTTAAAGAAGCAGATAAGCATATGAATCAAGAACAAATATTAGTGTTAATATCAACTGTATTGCCTGGCACAACTACCAAACATTTTGCTCCACTTGTCAATAACGCTACGTTTGTCTATAACCCTTATCTCATAGCTATGGGAACCGTAAAGCAGGATTTTATAAAACCTGAAATGATTATGATGGGTTCTCAAGAGTCTTGGGCTATGGATAAACTAGAAAATTTTTACAAAGAAATGTGTGATTGCGATAGATACATTAGAGGTACGTGGGAAGAATGTGAATCTGTAAAAATATTTTACAACACTTTTATTACTACAAAGATAACCTTAGCTAATATGATACAAGACGTGGCAATGAAGATAGGAAACATGAACGTTGATGTTGTTACTGATGCTTTAGCTCATTCAACGCAAAGAATAATGTCACCAAAGTATATGAAAGCAGGGATGGGAGATGGCGGATCTTGTCATCCAAGAGATAACATAGCTTTAAGGTGGTTAGCTCAAGATTTAGACTTAGGATATGATATGTTTCAAACAATCATTGAAGCTAGAGAAATGCAAGCTAAAAACATGGCAAAATTTTTGACTGAACTATCTAATAAACATAACCTCCCCATTGTTATAGTAGGAAAAGGTTTTAAACCTGACGTTCCATATGAAGATGGCTCCCCTTCTATATTAGTAGCACAGTTCTGTGAAGCAGAGTTTGACAAATTCGATGAGCCAGCAGTCTTTCTTACTTCTCACTCGCATAATACCACTTTCGGTAAAACTAATAAAGATTATGATTTTCCTGAAGGATCGGTGATTGTAGATCCTTGGAGGGAAAGAGAAGGCGCCATACACTATGGTGACACTACTGTTTCTTAGTGTTACAAAAATGTAATTAAATTGTTACATAGTTTTTGTACAATGTAGCATATATACTATATGCCCTTTAATTTTTTAAGGATATTACTATGTCTAAAACGAAACTATGGAAGAAAGTAAGTAAGATGGATCTAGGAAACCCAGTAATCACCGCCCTCGTTGGTTTGGTGATTTTTTATATTGGACTAAAGACATTTTCTGGCGGCATGAAGTCAATGGGAAATATGGATCACCTACAATTCTTTTTAGGTAATCCAATCTATATGTTCATTGGTGGTATTGTCATGACGTTACTCTGGCAATCATCATCACTTTCTACTACTGCAATCATTGCACTTGTGGCTTCAGGTGCTTTACCTTTACCTGCCGCAGTCGCTGCTGTGTTAGGTGCTAATATAGGAACCACCGGTACCATCTGGCTGGCTGGATTCTTTGTTTCAGATGGATGGCCTAAAGGAGATACATTGCGAATAGCAATGGCACATACGGGAATGAATCTCATGATGGCAATAGCACTCTTGCCCTTTGTGGGTAGGATTGCACAATTTCTTGGAAAGTTTTAAAAAAAATAAAAAAAAATGCATTTAGGGGGTTTACAACCCCCTTTTTTTGTGGTAGAATAGTATTATTAATGAAGGAGCAAATGATGCATATTGATACTAGAGGTCGTACAGACGCTTATGTTGGAACGTTCGGATTGACAGAATCTGACCAAAACGAATTAAAACAAATTCGCAAAATGGTTACTAATCTAAATAAAGATTTGAAGCAATTTGGATATCACTATCGTTATTATGTAAAGTGTCAAGGACGTGGTCCAAGAAAAGTAGGAGATAGAAGATATCTTCATTCTTTACCACTGAAGTACGCCAAGTATATGGATGCTTATATTTACCGTCGTTAATATCTTTTTATTCTTACTTCCCCAACTTAGGCGCTTCGGCGCCTATTTTTTTTCTTATAAATAGTATAAAATGTTTAAAAAGTAGTTTACAAATCTATTTTTTTATAATAGATTAATATTATGAGTTAAATTACATAAAGGAAATAAAATGTTTGCTAAAATGTCTAGAGGTGAGTGGCTGAAGTACGGCAACAAAAGACCTGATGCTTTAAGATCGGCAATCAAAAATGGTGATCCTGTTCCTGATATAAATGGTAAGAGTTTGGATATACCAAACACTAAACAAAATATGGACGCCATCACAGATTTTTTAAACAACAAAGACTCAACATTCTTACTTACATTAAAAAATAAAAAGACTATTGTTTCTAATCAAATTGGCAAATCTCCGTTATTTGGAGGTAAAGGGAAAGGCGCTGGTGCGACTGGCGATACTGCGAAAGGTGAATCACTACAATGTTTATACTTAGCAGCTTTGTTTGGAGAAGGTAAGAACAAAGAATTTTCACACTTTACACCTGAGGTCTTGAAGAAATATTCTAAGGTTGTAGAAACAGACAAAACATTTGAAGAAATGATGAGCTCTGAAGCAGAGTGGCACATCTCAGCATATGTTTCTGGCCAGCACTTAATAAAAACTGGATACGCAAGATCTGATCATGTATTTCATAGAGGCTCAAGAGTAATGAACGCAATATACGCTATGAAAAAAATGGCTTTCAAAAATGAAGGTAAGCCAATGATGAATGATGACAAGTGGAATCCTGGTGACATTTGGGCTGTTAAAAAAGGCTTAAACGTTTCTTCAGTTTTAGATCCTACAACTATCACCTCATTAAATGATAGTTTAAAACAAGCTTTTGAAAAAAGAACTATTGTAGGGATATCTTTAAAACAGATTAATAAGTTAACAAAAAAAGCAAAGCACACAGAATATAATCTTATTCCTGAACCAGATAAAGCTCATAGGTATTCTAAGTCTACTTTGAAATCTGATAGAAAAGGTTCTAGTTACTGGTCCTTTAAAGGTGGATATATCTTCTATGATTCTTCTAAAAAGATGGACGTTAGAGCTCCAACCGCTCTAGGTTCAATAAACGTAGAGATTCAAGGAAAAGGCGCCAGAGGCGGTAGAGCTGGTTACGGCGCCATAATGTATGGTGCTGAGAATATCTTAAACGTTAAACTTCCGTCAAACAATGAGTTAAAAAGTATGTCTAAACTAATGATGGCTGGAAGGAACGAAAGACTAGCAAAAAATTTACATCAAAAAGTTAGAAGGATACATCCTGATGTAGGATGGGATGATTTCTGGAAAGAGATGAAAGAAGCTCCAGCTGATAGAATACACGCAAATCTTGGAGCTACAGAAATCATATATAACTTAGATAAATCACCTTTAAAAAAGAGAGATGCCTTTGTAAGTTATCTTGTCAACTTAGCAGGATCTAAGACTGGCGACTCATCTGTCTATGTAAAAGTAGAATCATCGTAAATTAATGGTTTACAAATAGAAAGAAATGTGGTAGTATACTCATATGGAAAATTTTAAAACACATATTACTGAGAATAAAAATACACATATGACTCACATAGAAGATCGTGTGATTTACGGTGGAGTAAAAGGAACTCGCGAAGCAATATTTGCTCTTCGAGATCTAAGAGACATGCTTGGAGGAGTTAAAGATGGTAATGTATCTGTTAAGTGGGATGGCGCTCCTGCTATTTTTGCTGGCACTGATCCAAGTGACGGTAAATTTTTCGTCGCTAAAAAAGGCATATTTAATAAAAACCCTAAAGTCTACAAGACTGATGCTGACGTGGATGCTGATACTTCAGGCGATTTGGCTGTTAAGCTTAAGCTCGCACTAAAAGAATTACCTGCATTAGGGATAAAAGGTGTAATTCAAGGTGATTTTCTTTATGGACCTGGTGATGTAAAAACACAGAAAATAAAAGGAAAATCTTATGTTACCTTTCATCCAAACACTATCGTTTATGCGTTGCCAGCTGAGTCGATGGGAGCTAGAGACGTTAAGAAATCAAAAATTGGAATTGTCTGGCATACAACCTACACTGGTAACACCTTCAGTTCTATGCGAGCTTCGTACGGAGTTGATGTCTCCAAGTTTAAGTCAACCAGAAATGTGTGGAGCCAAGACGCAACGCTCAGGGATTTAACTAAAGTAACTATGAACAAACGTGATACGGAGATTGTGAATGAACATCTTTCAAAAGCTGGTCAACTATTTAACAAAATATCAGGTACAACCCTCAGAGAGCTCGAAAAAAACAAAGAGTTACAGAGCCTCATTGAAACCTACAATAATACCTTTGTCAGAGCAGGCACGGTTATTGGAAATACAAGAGGACACGTATCTGGGCTTATTTCATGGATCAGCAAAAGATATAAAAAAGAAATAGACAAAAGAAAAACAGACAAAGGTAAAGCGGCTCAACAAGCAAAATTAGATACAATCTTAAACTTTTTTTCAAATAATAACAAAAAAAGTTTAGAAATGATGTTTGAATTGCAAAAAGAATTAGTTTTAGCCAAATTAAAACTTATAAATATACTTAACAAATTGAGTAATATTGATACTTTTGTAAAAACTAAGAAAGGTTTTAAAACGACAGGTCACGAAGGTTATGTAGCAATTGATAGACTTGGTGGTGACGCGGTAAAGATTGTTGATAGATTAGAATTTTCATACAACAACTTTTCGCCGAATATATTAAAGGGATGGGACAAGCCAACGAGGAAGTAAATGTTAGGTTTTAAAGATATGATGGTCGTCGACTATGCACCCGGCGAACCAGTAGAAATAAAATATAGAAGAAAACGCCGTAAAGTGCAAGACACTGAAGAGGCGTTATCAATTCCACAAAAAATGAAACTCGCTAGACGTATGTCTAAGCTAGCTCCACGCTTAAAGATAGCGCGGAAAAGAGCTATGATGAGAATGGCATCTAAAGAAAAGCTTAGAGGAAGAGCGAGGAAAGAAGCTCGTAATTTTTTCTTTTTGAAGCTTTCTAAAGGTGTACCAAAAGATCAATTACCTTATGCTCGTCGTGCAGAGATTGAAAAAAGGCTGGATAAGCCAGCAATGAAACAGAAGATAGATAAATATGCAATGAGAATTTTACCAAAAGTTCGTAAGCGTGACAAAGAAAAATTAAATCGCGGTGGCAGTAAGTAATGCATACATCTTTTAAACAGTTTCTAGTAGAAGAAGAGAAGACGGTTTATTTTACATTTGGTAGAATGAATCCTCCTACTATTGGTCATGGTAAAGTGCTAGAAGCACTAGCTAAAAAGTCTGCTAAGAATCCGTATAAAGTCTTTTTGTCTCAGACAAAGGATTCTAAGAAAAATCCACTTACTTATCAAGATAAAATAAAAGCTGTAAGGAAAATGTTTCCAAGACATGCTCGATCTATCATGCTTGATAAAAAAGTAAAAAATGCTATGGAAGCTGCCTCTTCACTATACGATGAAGGATATAAAAACCTAGTCATGGTAGTAGGTTCTGATAGAATAAATGAGTTTTCAACTCTACTAAAAAAATATAATGGCAAAGACGGTAGACATGGCTTTTACAATTTTAAAAATATAAATGTAATTTCAGCTGGAGATAGAGATCCTGATGCTGAAGGAGCTACAGGAATGTCAGCAACTAAGATGAGAGAGTTTGCTAGAGAAAACAACTTTACTTCATTTAGCCAAGGACTACCTAAAAACGTTTCTAATCCTGATGCTAAGAAAATGTTTAACGATGTAAGAAAAGGCATGGGATTGAAAGAAGAAAATGAGTTTAAAAGACACGTACAATTAGAAACAGTTTCCGAAACAAGAGAAGCTTTTGTAAGAGGGGAATTGTTTGAAGTAGGGCAAGATGTCATAATAGAAAAGACCGGTGAAGTTGGTAAGATTGAAATCATTGGATCTAACTACGTAATAGTAGATATAAATGGTAATAGATCAAGGCAATGGCCAGAAGCTATAGAGATAGTTGAAGAGATGAAATATGATTATGGAAGTCCTGAATCTGTAAAGCTCATGAAGAAGATGACACCAGGCCAAAATGAGTCAGATGAGAGAAAAAAAGGATCACCTCAAGATCCTGATATAAAAGATAGAAAAGGTACTCAGCCAAAAGCTTACCATGCAGGCCTATCAAAAGCACAAAAGATTTCAAGAGATCGCCAGTTTAAGAGACAGTCTAAGATGGATGATGATAATCCAGCGGCATATAAACCAGCGGCTGGAGATAAGACAGCAAAGACTAAACCATCTAAACACACTAAGAGATTTAAAGATATGTTTGGTGAGGATATACCTTCTCATGAAAAAATGGCGAAGGAAAGAATAAAAAAAATAAAAACTAATAATGCTAAAAGGTTCGACAGAATGATGGACCGTGCTAGAAATAGAGATACTAATAAAAAGAATAGAGAGACAAAATGATTACATTTAAGACTTATATAGCTGAAAAAGCTACAGCAGCTTTAAAGAAGAAAGCTGAAAAGAGTGGAATGCCTCTTGGTATTCTTAGACAAGTTTATAATCGTGGTGTAGCAGCTTGGCGTACAGGACACAGGCCTGGCACTAATCCACAGCAATGGGGTCTAGCTCGAGTAAATTCATTTACAACAAAGTCCTCAGGTACATGGGGAAAAGCTGATAAAGATCTAGCAGCAAAAGTAAGAGGTAGTTAAGATGTCAAAAGCTAACGAAAATGTCAGAAGTGCAGATAAAAAACCTGAAATGTACACTAAGCCAGATGGAAAACGTGGCGTTAGAATGGTTGCAGTAGATAGAGAAATTGTTAAAAAGGACGCTAAGACCGAAGGCGCGATGAAGCGTATGGCAACTTCTCAATCTAGTAAACCTGACAGGATGGCTGGAAAAGGTTTAGACACCTATAAGAAAAAACCAGCAGAAATTATTCGTAGTAAAAAGCCTATATATAAATTAGTTCGTGACACTCTTCCTCGATATGATCAAGCAAGACGTCAGGAAGAAGCATACATTGATCATAGATCTGACAAAATAGGCCCATCAAATGTAGGTATGACACATTCCAAAGCTGAAAAAGCACACAGAGATATGGCTTCTAAACTAGCGAGTAGTCATAAAAGAACAGATTTGCATAGTGGAAGGAACTCAGTTGGTGATGTAATTAAAATGCATAAAAATGCAGCAGATCAACACGCAAAAGCATTGCGAGCTCATAACGCTGGTAAACATAGTCAGGCAAGAAACCATGCTAATAAAGCATCAAAACATGGTACTGATATATTTAATGCACATGCAAATGCAATTGGTGACGCGAAAAAACATTCTTCAGCAGGAGTAGATGCTGTAAGTCATTCTCATGATGCTGAAAAGCGTAGTATTGCTAGTAAAGAAGCACAAAAAAATCAAAGAGAATCTACAGTTTATGAAGCATACAAAGTAGGACAAACCGTTAAGCCTACTAAAGGACCACATGCTGGTCAAGATCATGAAGTTATTCATGTTCATGGTGATGGTTCATATAATATCAAGCCGAAAAACATGCCAGCAAGCAGAATCAGATATAGACTAGGTGCTGCTAGAGCTAAGCATAATGAGTTAAAAGAAGCGTTAAAGGTATCTGATGGTATGGGTGCATGGATAGATGATTTCTCTAAATCAGACGCACCACAGTTTAAAGGCAAAAACAAAAAAGAAAAAAGAGACATGGCAATAGCTGCTTATCTTTCTGCAAAGAAAAATGAATCTAAAGAAATCGAAGAAAAGAAAATCACTCTTAGTAGAAAGCAGATGGATAGAGCTTTAGCGAAGGCAAAGGCAAAACCAGCCAGTCAAGTATCTTTAGCAAAAGCACCTTTTAAAATTCCCTCTAAAGACAGTAAATTAGATGAAGATACTCATACTGTCGATATTGATCATATGGGCGGTCACGATTCTAACGCTAAGAAGCACAATATAACTATTAAAAAGTCTAGCGGTACTGACTATGCACATAGTGCTACAGGTAAGAAAAAAGATCTTCAAAAATATTTAGTTAAACATTATGATGATCATGAGACTGCAAAAGAAATTCACCCAGAAGTTTTTAAAGGGCATAAATCATGAAGTTTAAAAGTTATATGGAAGAAGAAATAGATCTAACTTGTGAAAACTGTGATCTGTACGAAGATATGGAAATAACAGAAGCAGAGTATCAAGGGAAAAAGGTTAAACTGAATGATCCTATTCGTACTTCTGAGAATCCAAATAAAAAGTTTAAAGTTTATACTATGGGCCCAAATGGAAAAGTTGTAGTTGTAAGATTTGGTGATCCAAATATGGAAATCAAAAGAGATGATCCTGCGCGGCGTAAGAGCTTTAGAGCTCGCCACAATTGTGATAATCCTGGCCCTAAGTATAAAGCTAGATATTGGTCATGTTACCAATGGCGTGGATCATCAAAGGTAGATAACTAATGATTAAGTTTAGAGATTTTGTAGAAGGTTCTGAAACTTGGGAAGCAGGTTATAAGCGTAGAGTTGTAAAGACAACGAAACCTGAACACAAGAAAAAAGGACATAACTGGCGGATTAAAGGTAAAGATCGTCCTGAAATCTCTATAAAGTTATATAAAGAAAAGCCATCACAATCTGAATTTAATAAGCAAATGAAAAGAGTTGCTGGACACGAGTTCGGAGGATAGTATGGCTGAAAGTACTGTTAAAAGATTAGATAGAATAGAAGAAAAGCTGGACAGAATGGGTGAAGTTCTAGTTGCACTAGCTCGTTTCGAAGAAAAGATGGAAGCTTATAATGAGTATAGAGAAAACTCTTGGAATAGAATGAATAAGTTTTCAGAAAAGCTAGATGCAATCGAAAAGAAAGTTGAAGAAAACGCTCATACTGTAAAGATTATAAATAAACTAGTATACGCAGCAGTAATTGCTGCTATTGGGACTTTTGTAGCCCAAATGTGGATGTAAGGAGAAAGAGATGTCCAAAATTACTGATAATTTACGGGCCGCGTATCAAGAGGTCCAAGAAAAATTAAAAGGTGGCCAACATAAATTGGATCACGATGGCGACGGAGATATCGACGGTAAAGATTTCGCTATGCTTCGGGCTAAAAAGAAAAAGACAGAGAAAGTAGACGAAGCTGAAAAAGTTAATGAGCTAAGTCCTGATAAAATGAAACAGTACAGAAAAAAAGCTGCAGCTGACATTGTAAAGAGAGATGCTCAAAAAGATATTGCCACAGCAAGATTTAAAAGAGACCATCCGCATATAGATCTTGATACAACAGATCATGATGCAAAAACTAAAATGCGTAAAGGTTATAGAAAATTAGCTAAAGCCAAAATGATGTCTGCTGAAGCATACGAAGGTGTACCAGCTGCAACACATAAAGGTTATCAAGATCCTCAAGGTGTAGGACTATCTCCATCAGCTAAAGCTCAACTCGCAAAGAAGACACCAACTGCTGAACCAACAGATGCACCTAAGGTAAATGATAAAAATTTCAAAGACTTTAGAAAAGGTTTAAAAACTGCTCCTAAAAGGAATGGTGATAACGCCAAAGGTGATAAGACCGTTATTTCACCAGCTACAAAAGCTTAAGGAGAGAAAGAATGAATACTGGAGATAAAACACTAAATGCATTAGTTGATGCATATAAAAGTATGCAGCTCCATGAAGACATTAAAATGCATAATGCTATGGCAAGTTCTCATGATCACCATGCTGTTAGACATGAAAGTGAAGCTACTAACAGTGATGATCATGAGCATTCATCAGATCATGACTATGCTAGTGGTGAACATACTGACGCTGAAAAAGCACATAAAGCTGCTGCTGATGCTCACAAAAAACATGGTGCAGGTTCTGAACAATATAAATCTGCTGCTGCTAAAGCAAAAGCTGCTACAGCAAACGCAAAAGATGCAGCATCAGGAGTTAAGTTTAAGCACGTGTCCAAGCCTAATCCTATGCCTAAACATTAAAAACATACAGTGCTTTCATAATGAAAATTTTTGATGAAGTAAATGATGAAAACTTCATGCTTTTTGCTGCTAGACATTATTATAACCCTAAGTGCATTGACATAGATGAGTTTTATGAAGATCTAAATAGGTTTAAATATATTAAAAGATTACTCAATCGTTATATCTCGTCTGGTGAACTAGCTGAAAGATTGATATTAAATCATGTAATAGTGATATTTAATGCTTTTGACGTTAAACCTACGTTGAAAATGTTAGAACATAAACTAAATAAAGAACAGTGGAAAATAATAAAACCATTTTTAGTTTTTTTACGACACATAAAGAATGATGAATATATTGACATACCTATGGATAAGCTTGTAATAGAAAAATTAAGGAAGATACAGTGGGAATCGTAAAAAGAGCAGCTGATTTAGCATTTACTTTTAGATTTTTAAGAATGCTTGTTATGGATTGGAAGAATTGGGATGCTTACAAGTTAGGCATAATAGATGAAAAAGGTAAGAGGCAGAAGAGCGTTAAGTTAGATAACGATGAAAAGAAGTCTGCATATACACCATTTGTCAGACTAGCTGCTAATGTAAAGCGAATCGTAGGTCAAAACAAGTTAACTTCTTTAGCATCAGCGTTATTTCTGATAAAAGAAAAGCATAACGTTTCAGACAAAGAACTGATAAAGATACTTAAAGAGTGTAATTTAGAAGTAGTAGATTTTTTATCAGAAGCAACACAGTGGTTTTTGTTAGAAGACAAAAGAATATCACCTGGCATATACAGAATTAGATCTGAAAAAATATTAAACAATACTTTTGAGCAAATAGTGCAGGAAAAAGATCAAATAAAGATTGACAATAAAGCTTTTCCTGTAGGTGAATTATTTGGTGTAGATATTTATGAAGCTATTCACTTAAGATCTAATCAAAAAATATATGTCTCAGTAGGAGAATTATCTAAATGAAGAAGAGACCAGGACTATGGGCAAATATGCGTAAGAGACGAGCTGAAGGGAAACCTAAGCTAAAGCCCGGCGATAAGAATTATCCAAAGACACTAAACATAGAAGAAGTTCCAGCTGGAGCAAACACTGCTTCTATTCCAAATCCTGCTACCACAGCTGCAGTTCCGATAAATGTTACTGATAGGCGTAGAAGAAAAGACAAAACACCTGTTCTCTTAAAACGTTTTCGAAAGTTCATTGATGGCTAAGCTTTACTTGATGATAATTGTTTTAGGAATTGTAAGCAGCGTTGGTTACGCTGCTAAGTCTTATTACGAATGGTCACAGGAAACTATAACAACTTTACGAGAAAATAATGTAAAGTTAAAAAGTGCTGCAGAAACTCTTCAAGCTACTGTTGAAAAGATGACTGCAGACGCTGAAAAGAATGAAAAATTAAATAAAGATTTAAGTAAAAGATTACAACAATCACAAGAACACCTAGACAAATTAAGAGGTGTGTTTGCAAAAATAGATTTGACTATGGAGGCATTAACAAATGCACAAGGACTGGAAGACCGAGTTAACAATGCGGTTAACAAACTTATTTCAAGAATCGAAAACGAAACTACTCCTGCTTCTGATGAGCCTGCTCCTACTGACGGGGTGTCTGGGGAGACCGACGGAACCGGAAGTAGTAGTACAGACTGAGTATCAAGAACAAAACATTCCAATTCAGGAACGACCTAAGGCAGTAAAGTTTCCTCCAGTAGATTGGTTTGTAATTACAGAAGAAAATTTAGAAGAAAAGTTAGCTGAGATTGAAGGCAAGACCGGCAATTTAGTAATGTTTACTATTACGCCAAAAGGCTATGAAAACTTAGCTTTAGGTATTGCTGAACTTCGTCGTTATGTTAAAGATCAACAAGCCATCATAGCATACTATGAGGAGGCCTTAACAAAAGAGGAATGACATGATAGGACCAGTAAGGACATGCAAAAACTGTGGACATAAGTGCCACTGCTATTCACCAAACTGTGAAGACTGTGTAAATGATGTATGTACAAACTGTGACTGTGAGGATAAGCATAATGAATGATTTAAAATTTACTAGTTGCGGCGACTATATGAAAGATGTAGAAGAAGCAAAAAAAGAAGAAGAATTGAAAAAAGCGATTGATAATTTAAAAGGCACTCGCATGGATGATGCGTATTATTTTTTTAGACACAGAGAAAAAAATCAATAAATTGTTGTATTTTTTTTGTAAAAATACTATATATGGTATATTTACAATCTCGTATTTTAATATATAATACTAAAAGAAAAATAATCATATAAAGAAGAGGATACGATAATGGCAACAGCATCTGTTGACACTAGAAAACTTTTGTCTGAAACTAAGTTTTTCGACAGCTATTCAAGATGGAATGATGATCAGAATAGATACGAATCTTGGGATGAAGCAGTAGATCGTGTGATGAGTATGCACGAAGGATTTTATAACGATAAACTTAATCATATAAAATCTTTTATAGAAGAAGCAAGGACTGCTTATAAGGAACAAAGAGTTTTAGGTGCTCAGAGAGCGTTGCAGTTTGGCGGCGAACAAATTCTAAAGCATCAAATGAGAATGTATAACTGCACTTCATCTTACGCAGATCGTGCAGCATTCTTCGGAGAAATATTTTATATTCTTCTATGTGGAGCAGGCGCAGGTTTTTCAGTTCAAAGCCACCACGTTGCTAAACTTCCTAAAATTCAAGCGAGAACAAAACAGCCTAAAACTCACGTTGTAGAAGATTCTATTGAAGGTTGGGCAACAGCAGTTGATGTCTTAATGTCTTCATATTTTATGGATGGCGGTAAACATCCAGACTATGCTGGCCGAAGAGTATATTTCGACTTATCACTTATACGTCCAAAAGGAGCTAAAATTTCTGGTGGATTTAAAGCACCTGGTCCTGACGGATTACGCTTAGCTCTAGACAAAATAGAACATCTATTACAGTCTATTGTTATGGACAATAAAGCTCCAGTTATGTTAAGACCAATTCAAGTCTATGATATTGTTATGCACACAGCAGATGCAGTATTGTCAGGAGGTGTACGTCGTTCAGCTACGATCTGTTTGTTTTCTCCTGATGATGAAGAAATGATGAAAGCCAAAACAGGCAATTGGTTCATGGATAATCCACAAAGAGGACGATCAAATAACTCAGCTGTCATTGTAAGAGATGAAACTACACCAGAAGAATTTGGTAACATTATGAAGTCAGTTAGAGAATTTGGAGAGCCTGGTTTTGTGTTTGTAGAGTCAAAGGAACACACTACAAATCCTTGTGTTGAAATCGGCATGTACCCTCAAATAAAAGGTAAATCAGGTTGGCAAGGTTGCAACCTCACAGAAATTAACGGAGGTTTATGTAACACTAAAGAAGATTTCTTCCAAGCATGTAGAGCTGCTTCAATACTAGGAACTTTACAAGCAGGCTACACAGATTTTAAATTTCTAGGACCAGTCGCAAAAGACATATTCGATAGAGAAGCATTGATAGGGGCTTCAATAACTGGATGGATGAATAATCCGGATATTTTATTTGATCCTGAAATTTTAGAGCAAGGAGCACAAATAGTCAAAGATACGAATAGAGAAGTAGCAAAAGCTATTGGCATTAATCCTGCAGCCAGAACAACATGTGTAAAGCCTTCAGGCAACGCATCTGTTCTGCTTCAAACTGGTTCAGGTATTCATGCTGAACATTCTAGTATGTATATTCGTAACGTACAAATGAATAAAGAATCCGAAGTTACACAAGCCGTGCAAAGAATAAATCCTCATATGGTTGAAGAGTCGGTGTGGTCAGCTGGTGGTACTGATGTAGTGATATCATTTCCAATAGTTCCAAAAGAAGGTTCTATATTTAAAGATGAATTAGTAGGTGTGGATCATTTAGAAAAAGTAAAACTTGCTCAAAAACATTGGGTAAATGCTGGAACAAATGAAGAGTTGTGTGCTGACAAAGGAGTAAGACACAATGTTTCTAACACAATTATTGTAGATGATTGGGATGAAGTAGAAAGATATGTTTTTGAAAATAGACATTCCTTTGCTGGTATTTCATTTTTATCTGCGACTGGTGATAAAGACTTTAATCAAGCACCTAATACAGCAGTAATTTCGGCAAAAGAAATGGTTGATAAATACGATACAGCAGCAATATTTGCTTCTGGTCTTGTTGTAGATGCACTGAACGCGTTTGATAATTTGTGGACAGCATGTTCAACAGCACATGGTTTTGGAGATGACATAACATTAGAGAGCGCAGAAAATGCTATGAAGCGAGATTGGATAAGAAGATTTAATAACTTCGCTAATAATTATTTAGATGGAGATGTTAAGAAGGCAGAGTATTGTTTGAAAGATTCGTATCTGCTGCACAAGTGGAACAAAATAAATAAAAACTTTAATCCAATAAATTGGATTGACGACTTAACCGAGAAGCGTTACACTGAAGTAGATACAATGGGAGCCGCTGCCTGTGCAGGCGGAGCATGTGAAATTGATTTTTAAGGAGAAATATATTGGCAGTACATTTTCATATTGAGTGTGATTGGTGTGATCAGGAGTCATACGTATCTAGAGAAGGAGGACCAATGCCTGAACCTGAGCATTGTCCTATGTGTGGAGAACCAGTAAGAGCAGTAATAGCTAGTGAAGAAGAAGACGCTGTAAGTGGTGTAGGAGAAATCATTGATATGTAACATATAAATACTAGTGTATTTTAAAAAGAGTTTTATATGTGGTTTTATAATGGAAAAGAATTTAATCCGGCTGAGTTTGATTCAAGTGACTTAGCCGGATTCGTTTATTTAATAACTGACCTGAATAATGGAAAAAAGTACGTAGGAAAAAAGAACCTTTGGTCTACAAGAAGACTTCGACCATTAAAGGGACAAAAGAGAAGAAGAGTAAAAAAATTAGAATCAGATTGGAAAGATTATTTTGGTTCTAACGAAGAAGTAAAACTTCTTGTTGAAAACGAAGGTAGAGAAAGATTTAAAAGAGAAATTCTCCGATTGTGTAAATCAAAAGGTGAGATGACATACTTTGAAATGAAAGAACAAATTGACCGAGAAGTATTGTTCCGTGATGATTATTATAATGAATTTATTGGAGGAAAAATTCATAGTAAACATTTAAAAGGAATGTAAAATGTATCAGTATAAAGCACATGTGATAAAGATAGTCGATGGAGACACCGTAGATGTTGATATAGACTTAGGCTTTGGCATATGGATGAAAGATGAAAGAGTACGTATCATGGGTATCGATACTCCAGAATCTAGAACATCAGATAAAGTAGAAAAAGTTTTTGGACTAGCGGCAAAAGAAAGACTTTCCAGTTTGCTTGGAAAAGAGTGTATCTTAAAAACCTTTGCAGCAAAAGATGGTGAAGACATGAAAGGAAAGTTTGGTCGTATACTTGGAGATTTTTATGTAGAAGAGTGGGAAGGTGAAGAAAGACTTGTCACAGAGATCTTAATTGAAGAGGGTCATGCGGTAAAGTATCATGGTCAAAATAAAGCCGATGTTGAAAAAGCTCACATGGCAAATCGTAATCTCCTGATGGAGAACGGAACTGTTGATCCAGCTGATGTTCAAGAGGCTGCAGAAAAAATGAAATAAATGGTTTACATTTGAAGTGAACTGTGGTAGAATGGTTATATTATGTTAGGAGTAAACTATGATTCTAATTGATTTCAATGGTATTGCTATCGGCAATGTAGTGGTGCAAAGACTGGCTGCGGATGAAAATCTCATACGCCATATGATTCTAAATTCTATTCGTATGTATCGTCAGAAGTTTCATAAAGAATTTGGAGAAGTGGTTATTGTTGCCGATGGCGCAGGTAACTGGCGCAAAGAAGCATATCCACAGTATAAAGCTAATCGTAAAAAATCACGTGACGAGTCATCTATTGATTGGGAAAACGTCTTTCGTATTATCAATATGGTACGTGACGAAATACGTGATAATTTTCCATACAAGGTCATGCATCAATATGGTTGTGAGGCAGATGACGTCATAGCACAAATCGCTCTAGAAACTCAAGAGTTTGGCAAGCACGAACCAGTAATGATTGTTTCAGCTGACAAAGATTTTATACAGTTACAGAAATACGATAACATAAAACAATTCTCACCTATGACTAAAAAATATGTCAAACATGACAATCCGCGTCTATATATGATGGAACACATTTTCCGCGGAGACGGTGGCGACGGAGTCCCTAATGTGCTGTCTGATGACAATGTCTTTGTTGAGGGCCGTAGACAATCTCCAGTAACAAAAAAGAAAATTGATTCTTGGATTCAATCAGAAGATTTAAAAGAAGCTATGGGTCAAGACATTTATCGTAACTTTTTACGTAACAAAAAAATGATAGATTTAACAGAAACTCCTCAAAATATAAAATCTGAGATTATAAATAACTATGAGAATCAAGATCCATGGAAAAACAAAAGTAAGGTGTTTCCATATCTCATTGAAAAAAGATGTAAATTATTATTAGAAAATGTTCAGGAGTTTATTAATGGTTAAAAGTGTTTATGAGGTAATTGAAGAAGCCAGAAAAAAACGATCCAAAGATGAAAAAGTAAAAGTACTAAGAGAAAATGAATCATGGGCTCTTAAAGACATACTTAAAGGAACTTTTGATGATTCTATTAAATGGAATCTTCCAGTCGGAACCCCTCCATACAAAGCAAATGAACCGCATTCTGCTCCAGGCAATTTACTGAGAGAGAACAAAAAGTTTGCGTATTTTGTGAAAGGTGGTAAAGGCGATAAGTTAATGAAAGCTAAGAGAGAGCAGATATTCATTGGATTACTAGAAACAGTAGAACCTAAAGACGCGGAGCTAGTTGTAGGAATGATTAACAAAAAGATGCCAGTAACAGGAATTACCAAAGCAACAGTACAGGAGGCTTTTCCAGGATTAATAAAGTCGTGAATACAAAACACAAAAAGAATAAAAATAATTTTGATGCTGGTCCTTCGAGTAAAGACCAGCTTTTCACTTTTAAAGGAGACTTTTCGATGACTAAGTTAGAAAGATTACAAAAAGATTCAGCAGAATTAGATAACTTTGTAGAGCAACTAACGATTGAAGGTAAGACGGATTTAATCAGAAAAATTGAAGCTAAAAAGAAATTCCTAGACGCTAAAGTGAAAAAATTATCGGAGATAGCCGCATAAAAAGGTTTACAAACCCGTGAAACTTGATATAATATTAAAGTATTCTTTATTATGGTCGGAGTAAATACATGAATATTTTCATTCTTGACGAGGATCCAGTACTCGCCGCACAATTGCAGTGTGACAAACACGTACCAAAGATGATAGTCGAATCAGCACAAATGTTGTCTACAGCTCATCGCATGTTGGATGGCTATGTAGAAAAACGTCCTTCAAAATCTGGTAAGCGTATGGTTAACTATTGGGTTCATCCTAACAGCAATCTAGAAAATACATTGTACAAAGCAGTACACCACGCTCATCCTTGTACTATATGGACAATGGAGTCCAAGGCTAATTACGATTGGCATTACGAGCATTTCTTAGCGCTTGGCGACGAATTTGAATATCGCTATGGAAAACCACATGGCTCTATTCTAAAGCTAAAAGAAGTTCTTAAAGTTCTACCAAGTAACATGGCAGACATCCAACAAACTCCATTCAAACTAGCTATGAAATCAAATCCAGAATGCATTGCTCTTGTTGATCCAGTCAAAGCATATCAAGCTTTCTATCAGACAAAGCAGCAAAGGTTCAAGATGGTGTGGTCTAAACGTGATATACCGGAGTGGTTCAAGGTTGCAGCATGATTACATTCACTGGATATAAGTTATCTAACTTGCAAAAAGATATCATAGCTGAAGCTATTGGCTCGGCTCTGGACGTATTGGTTTCGAAAAGAATGAAGAAGACATTGTTTTTTGATATAAACATTGAAAAGGACTTATACAAACAACGAAACATTTGGGGAGACATGGATATTGAAGATGATGAAGAACAGTCTCCTAAGTTATATACCATTAGACTTAATTATTCTGGTGTAGAGTCCTTTGCAAAGATGCTTGAGGTGCTTGCTCATGAGCTTGTCCACGTAGAACAGTTTGCCACAAGACGATTACGTAACTTAGCAAAGCCATTTCATGTTTCTTTCGATAAACAGCGTTACAATACTTTACATACTAAATATTACGAAAGGCCATGGGAAATAGAAGCGCACCAATTAGAAAAAAGTGTATATAACTATATGGTAAAGAGCTCTAACAAGGTTCAAAGATATGTTTCTAATAAGTCGGATGAATCGTTTGGCGAAGGATTATAATGTTTAAAGATGTAGAATATAAAACTGTAGATGAAATTAAAATCCAAAAGAAAGGAAAACCACCAGGCACTTGGTTAAGATTAGAGGAATCACCAAGAGGAAAAAAAGTTATAAGATCATGGTCAAGTTTCTCAAAGGCTTGGATAATCATGCATAGATATAATGTAGAAAAACAATGGAGCGATTGGAAAACAACATGCCAACGTATACTCTCAAGGACATAAAAACTCAAGAAGAATGGGACGTTCTTTGCACATGGAGTGAGTTACAAGAAACATTAGATGCAATGCCTGATGTTATTCAAGTCTTGTCGACGCCTAAGATTGTAGCTAACCAAGGTAGTCTTTTATCAAAGACAGATGATGGTTGGAAAGAAAATTTAAAAAGAATAAAAGCAGGCTCTGGATCGAGTAGCACTATAAAAGTATAAACACTATGAAAATTTCTAACTCTTTGAAAGTCTCAGCTG